TTTCCATTACAACGTGTCTACACACATTTTGGAACCAACGATCCACAATGTCAGCGTCAACATCATCGGGTTTCATCATGTAACCGGCTTTGACCAATCGTGCCACAAAGATTTCGTTCCAGTCTAGTTCAAATGCACCTTGGTGCAAATTGTCAGGATCAATATCCATACGGACCATTGCCACATAAGGTTCGTTCTTTTCTGTAGCAAGCTCTTTTTCAGTTTTGACTGGTTCCCGTTGTTTTGGCTCGGCTTTGACTTTCACTGGTTCGGGCTTCTTGCGAAACCGATCAAATATTCCCATCAGGTTCCCCACTCGTTCTTGAACAGTGGCACCTGTAGTCTATCACTGTACCGCCAGCCTTTTCGCATGGCCATTTCTGCCACTGCACGATTGTTGAGGGCGTACACCCGCTCAACACCACCAACAGGCATGACATACACAGCACCTGTAAACCCTGCTGTGCGATATTCTTCAACTGCTTGTTCTGCATCCGCCAGATCCTGTGGTGTAGCCACTACTAGTTTTAAATATGTGTAACCAACTTGTTCATACTCACACACAACTTCAGGGCATATGGCGTCAGACCACTGCTCACCTGAGCCAGGAAGTTTGGCACTGACACTGAATGTAATTTCACGTTGGGCTCTCCATTTCAATAGATATTCTTTTAACTCTGCTGACAAAGGTTGAGTACCGTTTGTTTCAAATGTAATTTCTTTCAGTCTGTGCATGCTGGCATGATCCAACAAGTCTGGATAAGCACGTTGCCATCCTAGTAGTGGTTCTCCACCTGTGATCACCAAATGTTCATCTTCCCAACGCCGATGTGGCAGTATCTCCATGATACGATGCACAATAGCATTAGTTTCTAACATGGGACTGAGGTCTTTGAATCTTGGATCCCAAGAAGCATAACTGTCACAGCCAGTTGACACCAGGGGTAGTTCGTTGTAGTCTTTGAACTCGACCATGCGTTCTGCAATAGTATCACGTTCTGCACTCATCTCGCCACGTGGCATACCAAAGCCGCCACAAGTAAAGTTGCAACCAAATGTTCTCAAGAACACTGATGGCACACCCATATATCTGCCTTCACCTTGGATTGAATAAAATAGTTCGGAGACTTTGAGTTTCATATTGTGATCTTTCTTGTTATAAATCGTTGTTTTGTTGACTGTAAATGTGTTGCCAGTGTTCAATCATTTCGTCCATCAATGCCTCAAATGTATATGTGGGCTTCCAGCCCAGTTGAGTTGTAATCTTGGTGTTGTCACCACGCAAGTAAGGCAGTTCTTCCGGACGAAGATATTTAGGATTCTGAACCACATGGTCCTGATAATTCAAATTCAACCGACCAAACACATATTCACACATGTCACGCACTGAACGTGTTACACCAGTTGACACCACATAGTCATCAGGCCGATCTTGTTGCAGGATCAAGTGCATGGCCTGTACATAGTCATAACTGTGACCCCAGTCACGATAACTGTCCATATTACCCATTTCCAACTGTTGACTCAAGCCCAGGGAAATCTCCACGGCACCCTTGACCACTTTGTTGGTCACAAAGTTTGAGCCTCGACGCGGACTTTCGTGATTGAACAAGATGCCGTTGTTGGCATGCAGTTTGTAAGCATTGCGATAGTGATGTACCATGTTGTAACCAAATACCTTGCTGCATCCATAAGGACTTACTGGACGCATAGGAGTAGTCTCTCTTTGGTAGTTGTCGGCATCTACTGAACTACCAAACATTTCACTACTGCTGGCCTGGTAAAACTTAGATTCAGGACAAATATTCTTGTACGATTCCAACATATTTAATACACCGATACTGTTTACTTGTGCTGTAAATTGCGGGATATCACTACTGATGCGCACATGAGATTGAGCGCCAAGATTGTAAATTTCATCAGGACAAAACATTCGCAAGGCACGTTCTAAAGAACTTTGATCGGTCAAATCGCCATATTCTAATTCTAACGGTAAATGAGCCACACGATTACGTTGATGTTCAACTGTGCTGTTGCGTCGAACAATGCCGGTAACTCTATAACCTAGGCTTAACAAATGTTCGGCTAGATAACTTCCGTCTTGACCGGTAATGCCAGTGATAAATGCAGTTTTCATTTTGCGCTTTCTAATTTGAATAATTCACTTTGGGTCATGTTGCTACAAAAATCAATAATCTTTCTAGCAACATATTTTGGATCTAATTTGTCAGTAGATACATTATTTTTTATCATAGCAGTATCAACTGGACCGAAATGTACAATACCAACTTTAACATCTGTGTCTTGAAAGTATTCACTTGCACCTTGCCAAAGATTATGTAATGCGGCCTTGCTTGAAGAATACAACATATAATTTTTTCTTCCTGATTGATATGCACTAGAACCCAACATAACAATTTTCACTGCTTGGAGTTGTTGAAAGTAGTGTTGTAAAATTGACCAATTAGTACCAACGTTGACATCAAATATATGTTGATAACTACTAAAGTTATCTCCAAACACACCTGCACAATTTATGATCCAATCTGGATTGTGTTCAGTTAAATTATATGCTATTTGTTGTGCGCTGTCAACCTGACCCAATGTAATTTGATCTCTTGTGATTGGAATAACCTTATAGCCCAATAGTTCAAGTTGCTCGCATACACAACTTCCTATGCCACCGGAACTACCTAACACTAAAACTTTTATCATTGGTAATCAAATATGCTATCCACTCTAAATGTGTCTGCTTCATAATCGGAGCCGCCACGTGGGCCTTCAGAGAACACAATAAATTCGCTGTCTTCATCTAGGTAACGTAATGCGTGAATTTCGTTAGGAGGAGTACTGACCAAATCGCCAACTTCGGCTATGACCATTTGACTGGGTTCAATCGATCCTACAGGCTTGTACCAGTATTCCATTTTACCTTTGGTCATCAACATGTGTTGTGTGGATTCTTTGTGGTAATGGTTACCGCGCAAGGCATGTGCCCGGCTTTGTACCACAGCAACATGGTGTAACTGAGCATTAAAAAATATGTCAGCAATGGTTCCTCGATCATCTGTGTGACGTTCTAAACCAGGATTGTCTTGTGTAAAAATATTAATCTTCTTCATTGTGAAATAAACCTTATGTTGGGGTTGATATTCATAAGTGCTTTTTTGAGTCCGTCACTGATGTTCCAGCTCAAAATCAACGCATATGGATTTTTATGTTTTGCAAACTCTTCATCTGCTCGCACCGGAATGCGACTCAATGGTGTATATTTGCCTTGCTTGTGCGGAGAACTGTCTGTCACACAATGCAATGCTGTATGATCCAACCTATGCCAGTTCATCCAGGTGTTTGCTTTGGCTGCCGCACCGACTCCAATGATTACCGCACCGGGTTCTTGACGCATGCGATAAAATTCTGCCAGCCAGGTATCACGTCGTTGAATCATATCTTTTTGCATGTCTTGGTAGCGTTCTATAGAGAACAATCCCTGTGCTGTTTCTTGCTCAATGGCTTGCATAATTTTTTCAGGCATAACATCCGGAGTGCCACGGCGTGCCACAACACGTATGGATCCACCGTGATAGTCTACCCAATCATAATCCAACATAGTCATACCTGCTGTTGCAAGCAAATGCCACGAACTTTTTACAGTAAAATAACTCACATGCTCATGGTAGATTTGATCAAATCTACCAGAACTTACTGTGTCGGCCCAATAAGGCAATTCAAAAACAAATATACCATCATCATCCAACAGACTACATACACCATGAGCAAAATTCACGGGATCATTGGCATGATTAAACACATTGTTTGCCAGGATTAGTTTAGCAGAACCCTGGGATTGTCTAACTTTCTGTGCCACTGCCAAATCAAATACAGCATTTAAACAAGGCTGGCCTTGCTCGGTAGCAATGTCACACATGTACTTAGAACTATCAATGCCCAGTGTTGGTAATCCTTGTGCTCTAAATTTACTCACAAGATAACCATCGTTACTGCCAATTTCTATTACCAAACCATTGGGTTGGTATTTTTCTATTATAGATTGTGCATATTGGTCCCAGTGGTCTCTGGCAAATTTTGAATTACTTGAAGTGTAACTATAACTGTAAAGATTATAACGGTCTTCAGCATCGCTCATGTGACCCAATTGTATTTGTCCACTGTCGGCATTCATGCACACGTTCAATGGAAATACAGGTTCTGATAAATGCAGTTGATCCTCACGCACAAATGTGTCAGCGTAAGGATGCTGTCCTAGGTCTAAAATTTTAACAACTGGTTGATTGTTAATCAAACATCGATCAATTGATCGACTTTGCATCATGCTCGGGGCCATAATAGGGTCCATTCTTTATTTCAATAATTTTTGTATTATCATCTTGCACAGTAAATGCATGTCCACCTCGATATAAAGTCATGCAATCTCCGGCACCAATTTCAAATTCACTGACTACAGTCTGATCAAAGTCATATAGTGTAACTTTCAGACTGCCTTGCCACACTATCCAAGATTCTTGTGTGCCCACTGTAGTTCTTTCTGTAGGCACATGATAGTGTGATCTAAGGGATCGACCTTGTGGAAAACACATGGCTGATACTTGTAAAATTTCATTGTCACTGCCAGCATTATAACGTGATTCTTGTATGGAGTCAATATTAAATACCACTGCAATAACTTGATCTGGATGTTGAACGCTGTAAAATTTATTCTTTTCCAAGTGACAAAACCCTTTTGATATCTTCACTATCTTGATCTTTTTTATACGAAATCACTTGACCTTTTTCATCTAGTTCCATTACAAATTGATTCATTTGATTGTTGACATCTAATTCAATCAATTTTTCCCAGGCATAACTTTTGCCACTCTTGACACTTTCCCACCAATCAGTATCCAATCCTGTTGTTCGCATATAGTCAGAAATTGTATCGCAATCTCGACGACGTTGAGCAGTATTTTGTGGGTGGTGAAAGTCATGTGGATTATAGGGGTTGCCTTCAAATCTTACTTTGGGTTTTTGAAGATCAGTTGTGTCTTTGGTTAGTTCAACTTGATTGTGTGTTACATCAACTTCGATCACCTGCATAATATCCAATAAAAATGCCAACTGGCTTAATTCAGCATCAATCATTTGATGACGACTGAGATGATTCATTAGGTCATACCATGCTCGCGGCACTATAGGGAAAATGCTATAGGGATGATCGTTATGAGTGTGAACCTTCAACAGTTTGAATTCGCCTGTGTATTGTTCAATCACCGTGTCCCAGCCTTGGGTCTCCATCACAGCATCGTCATTCCATACAAACAACCAATCTGCAGAAGTTGACTTTGCCAGGTGATTGTAGTATCGATTGAGTCCAGCATAGCCCATGCTGTTGAAGGCGTGTGCTTCATAAGTTACATCATGTTTGTCCAAGAATGGTTGAATCACTGTTTTGAAATGATTTAGTCCTGTTTGGTCATCATTGTCAAAACCAAATAACAACTGTATATGTGAAACGTTATTGGCTAAATTTACAATACTGGCCACGCTTGTAGTCAAGGCATCAGTACGGCTACGAGTGGGCAGTAAAACTGCTATGCTGTATTCGTTTGTCATTGGAAAAATATTTATATGCGTATATTATCAAGCAAATAAATCTTCATTCCATTCACGGTGACCTTCACGGAATGCCATGTTGGACTGTGTTTCGCGCACTTCTACACGATAACACCATAAACGAGCCGCCTCACCTGGTCCCCACATATCTGGAATATAGACAGCATTCACATATTTGTAAAGCATATCGCTCAATCCCTCGCAGCCTAATCGAGGCAGGATAGTGAGTTTAGCCATTTTCTTTTCTTGTAATAGTTTGTATGTTTCTAATTCCGGGTCATCGGAACTGACCAAAAGAGTATGGTCAAATTGATCTTCTAGAGTCTTTTTGAGTTCTTTGAGTCCACCATAGTCTGCGGCCCAGTTACGCACATCTAGTTCATCTGTACCAAAGAAAAATTTCATGCTAAATGAATATCCGTGTATCAAGTTACAATGACTGTCTGCCCTCCACTGTCTGTAGGCACATGGAAATGCGTCGTGGTACTCTTTGGTTGAGGTATATTTGTAAACTACTGGTGTCATGCTGTTTTCTCCTATGTTAAATTATAGCATAGGCGGCGGAGTTTGTAAAGCGGGACGATGCCAATAGGCCGCTTAAAGAGATATTTATTTTTCAACAACGATTCTGATATTACCATCCATAGGGTTATCCATCTCAGTCAAGTCTACATCAACTATTAAATAATTAAGATTAATGTCCGATAATACTTTCCGAGTGTATTCGCTATAGTTATTGTTAGTAGGCTGAATTGTTCCTAACGCTTGATTCAACAATTCAATTGGAGTTCTTTCAATCATTCTTGTAATATTTAGCGATAAAAACCCACGGCCACCAGGTGCAATCATTGATGCAAATTCTTGTATTACTGCCTTTAAGTCTATCAACGGCCGGAAATGCAAAGCATTAATTGAAAAAACAGATGTAAAATAATTTTGGTGCCCACAAACAAACTCAGCATCTACTATATCATGAATGTCACTATAGTTATCAGTATTGTGGGTGGGACTTATACCTATAATATTTGGTATATATTTTTTAAAAATATTATAGCCGGCTCCTAAGTCATATATTGTTTTTGGATTTTTTTCTAACAGAGGTTTTAAGTAAAAAAATGGAACCATTGAAAATATACTGCGCTCTGGAAATGTGTGTTTTCGGCTGTAATATTCCCTCGGGGTGTATGTTCTATTATAAATGTCTGCCCACGATTTGTCCCACCATAGAATGTCAAAATCTTGTTCAATGTTTCGATAGAATGGAAGTGATTTACAGTATTCTTGACAATGTGCAATACTGTAATCGTTTAGATTGTTCATGCTGTTTCTCCTATGTTAATTTTAGCTTAGACAGCAGAGTTTGTAAAGTGGGAATGATGTCTGAGACCACTTAAAAGAATATTTATGCTGGCTGTTTGTAGCCACCTGTTCTGTAGTTTTGTTGTAAGGGAATCACCCCACGCACACCTCCAACAGGATCAGTAGTATCTCCATGCATCCTTGGTATCAAATGCACATGCGGATACATCACAGTTTGTCCTGCGGCTTCTCCCATATTTAATCCTACATTAAATGCGTCACACTCGCCACGAGCAATCATTTGTTGCCCAGTGATTAGTGCGGTACCTAGACAAACAACAATGCCTTCATCTGTGTTGTTGTGTGGCACAAACAATAGGTGCCCAGACGTTACTGGGAAACGATCGCGGAACACAGTCACGTGTTGAGTGCTGAGTTCAGGAACTTCTAGATCCCAAGGTGCCACCTTAACTTCTTGTGCGGCCTGTAGTGTTGCGTATTTGATCATCGTGGTGCAAAGTCCTGTTGTAATTTAATGTTGTCAAAGAATTCCTTCTTCACGCTTTGGTCTGTTTTGAATGCTCCACGTAGTACGGTAGTTTGGGTAAGACTACTGTGAGCCATAATACCACGATTCTCACAACATCCGTGGGTAGCCTGAATATAAACAGCGACATCGGATGATCCAGTGGCAAATTCAATCTCACGAGCGATGTCCATGCACAACTCCTCTTGAAGAGTTCCTCGTCGCGCACACCACTGGGCGATACGGGTGTACTTGGAAAGACCAATGAGTTTGGGACCAGCAATGATTCCAATATAAGCCACGCCCGTAACAGGTTGGTGATGATGGCTACACATGCTCTTAAGCTCGCTACGCACCACAAGCATACCGTCATATGCTCCGTCCGTATCGTTCGGGAAAGCCGTAGCATTAGGGCTCGCCTCATAACGGCCAGACATGATTTCATCGAAATACATTTTAGCAAGACGCCTTGCTGTGCCTTGTGAGTTGGGATCATTTTCTCTGTCAATTAGTAGTGCATCTAGCACACCCTCAAACGCTGTTGTGGCTTCGTCAATCAGTTGCTCTTTCATTGACTCGTCAATATACTCGCTAACGTTGTCGCCGGCCCAGAATCTTTTTCCGTCACGTTTAAATTTAAAGCGAAGGTGGTCACACACTTTGCCTAGTCCGTAGCCACCCTCTCCGGCTATGGCGTCTATGGCTGTTTCTTTTTTATCTGTCATCTTAGTCCTTGATAGTGATAGTTCTTAAATCGGGGTACAAAACTTCCTTGGGCAACGGGCAATGTTCTTTGAGACCTTCCAACAATGCCAACCCTTGAACTGCTTCTTCGGGTGTGGGTTTGTAGTGATAGCCAACTCTAAATTCTTGTTGTGCAACCCAGGGTTTGATATTTAGATCGCGCCCATCGTACCTCATACAAATAATTGCATCATATGCCGCTCGATCATCTAGTATTATAGCACCACCGCGGCCTATATGTAAAGGCTTGTCATGTCCAAAACTCACACATTGCATAGCACCTGACCGATACATGTTTCGCTCTAAACGTCTTGCACTGTCCCAAATCCTTGTGTTTAGAAAAAGATACTCACCTACCCAACGTTGCCAGGCATGATCTGAATAATGATATTGGATGCCTAATTTGTGCATGAGCATGGGAATACTTAGGTAAGTGTAAGGAGTGAACTCACATTCTTGAACACGATCGTACCGTAAGCATAATTCGATTGCGTGTGTACAACAATCAGTCATGACGGCATACGGTGCTCCTGTAAACTCTGCTAGTTCTTGTTCGAACTTTAGAATCTTATCAAACATACCATGACCATGCGTGTTGAATCATTGCGTCTAGATCATGATGACGCCAACCCCCTGCTACAAGATCAAACTTTTTAGAGGTTGCAGTTAACTCGGGAGGGTCACCTGCACGACGAGCCTCTACACCAATGTAAGGCATTTTACCAATAATCTTTCTTGCACGGTCCATTATTTGTTTGACACTGGTGCCCGAATTTGACCCAAGGTTGTATATGCCTGCAGGAATCTTGAGATCCAGGGCCAAAGCATGTGCTCGAGCAATATCTTCAACATGCACATAATCCCTGATGCAAGTGCCATCAGCAGTAGGATAGTCATCACCATATATTCTAAATTGTCCATCATCTCTTGTGGCTTCTAACAACCGAGCAATCAAGTGTGTGGCACCCGGTTCTTGTCCGTGGCGTCCTTGAGGATCAGCACCGCAAGCATTGAAGTAACGAAAGCTCACGTAGTCAAGATTGTATGCCACTCGATATGATTCTAATATCATGTCAATCATGAGCTTGCTTTGACCGTATGGACTCACAGGCTCACAAGGATCAACCTCGTGACACTCATCCAACAACGGTTCACCGTATGTGGCCGCTGACGAACTAAAAATAACTCTACAACGTGGCAAACTTTTGCGAACAATGTCTAGTAGTCGTAATGTCTTGGCCACATTGTTGTTGTAGTACTCACTAGGGTCTTGCATGCTTGGGCCAACAAGACTAGTACCGGCACAATGAACAATAGCATCGGGTTGTTTTGCGATGATCCAACTCAGGGCAACGTCACTAGCAAAGTCTTGATACAAGAATTTGTCGCAGATGCCACGCAGGTGTTTGGGTGGATCTCTACGGTCAATGCCGTAAACATCATGCCCTGCGTCTTTCAGCAGCAAGGCAGTTTGTCCACCAATGTATCCGGATACCCCGGTAACAATTATTGTTTTCATATTATCCACAGTTTTTAATGCATATTTTGTTTGTCAGATTAGGACCAATTCTCAATGTCTGATCTATCGTTTGTAATGGCTCAGATGATGCCAGATAACAACATTTACTAATATTGCCACTTGCAGACACATATATACTTGGAATAGATAAGTGCATACAATTTTTTTCTTCAACTTTTGCATTATTACAATCAATATTGATGAGTGACCTTAACGAATTAGTAGGCAACAGATTAAATTCTTGGCCTGTCCTGTAATGTCTTGCGGTTGTTTGTTTCCTATACAACTTGGCAAGATGAAACTTCTTAAATTTTAACTGCTGGCTCATTTTTAAACACTCTATCATTTGATGTTCGTTGTGATGGTAAGGAATAAATTGCCAGGTAGCAACTCCGCCGTGTTCGATAAATGACTGTGCGTTTTCTATTATTTTTTCAAAGTCTGTACCTTGCCGATAGATTTCATGTACGCCTGATAAACCATCTATACCAAACCATACATCGTGATCAATATCTGATAATGTTTGTGCAAACTTTGCCCACCAGTTACTGTTTCGTATGCTACCGTTGGTATGAATTTGTATTTTTTTAGCATACTTTTTTGAGACAGCTATTATATCATTGATGTACATTGAAGCAATTGGATCACCATAGTTGCCGCACAATTGAACGGTATTTACTGCTGGCAATTTTGCAAGTATTTCCTCAAGTTTTGAAGGGAGTAAATCTTGCTCTATTAGGCCAGGCACTAATCCAAATCCGTGATTATTCCTAGGACATGCTGGGCACCACGCATTACATTTTGAACTTGCTTCGACATGAACCCAAGTAATGTCGTTCGGAGATAACATTATTTTTGAATCTTTACAACTTGATATTTTTCATGCGGCACATGATCTCGGTAGCGAGACCCCGAACGATCCCACTGAGCACCCTGACCGGTAATAATATCAACAATCCGATCAACAGTGCCATTATTCCAATCACTAATAAGGCCCATGTTGTGATGAGGAGTCTGCAAAAGATTACACATTTTGTGATAGGCATCGTCTATGCTCCAAGGGATATAAAGCCGGTTAGGGTCATTAGCAAAGGTTTCGGGGAATGAACGATACGCTGGATACAACACATTACATCCAAGAGTATCTGCCTCGGAAACTGTGTTAGAGACCCAGTCTTGAAGAGCACAATTAAACAGCACACGAGTGTTATTGAGATGAGCATAGTATTCATTCTTGCTTATGTTATCGTAGATCTTGAGTCGCCCCTCTGCCTCCATACGGCGGGCCCGTTCAACATACTGTGGGTTGTTGCTTCGCAAAGGTCCGCCACTGTATATTGCAAACTCACAAGGCTCGGGGGTGAGTTCACCATACATTTCAATAAGGTCCATAAAGAAGCCGGGTTGCTTCTCTTGATCAAAGCGAGCCGCGAACCCGACTCGTCGTGGACGATCTGCAAACGGTGTGATTTTGGAACTGCCGCCAACACGTCCGAGTACTTCATCTTTCCCGAACGCCAAGCCTGATATGTTATAGATAGGGGCAGTCCATCCGCCGATTCGCATGTGTGCGACCATTTCTTCGTTGGTAGCAAGAACTCCCGTAACAAAGTGATTGACCATTTTTTCATATGTGCTCATCCATCCTGCCATGCCCCAGACATGCACAAAGTCATCAGGATCGATGGCCTGTGCCAAACAGCGTGCCCATACCTGCGGGCGTTGCTCTTGAGGAATTTGATCCATGATATAAGGCAAAGACTCAATACCAGGTTGGAACATGTCCTCGAAGTAGATCAGGTCCTTGCCTGTCACCTCACCGTTCTTCATGAGCTGAACCAGGTTCATCATCTGGCTCATACCAAAATAACTGCGACCATGTGCGTCCAGAACCTGACCTACTGATATGGCCCGGGTGTTGTCGATAGTGACGCCAGGAACGTACACAACGTCAAGACCTCTACGGTCAAACACCCGTCGGTTCCATTCTGTCAGTTGTAGTGTGTAGCGGGCTTCGTAACTTTCCAAGCCCATGTAAAATAGTTTACGCATTAGAACCTTCCAGCAAGTCTACGTGTGTCCTCGCTCCACATGTTCTTGGCGTTTTTGCCTTGATGCCATTTGTTAAACTGTTGCCATGCATAACTCTTGAAGTTATACAGGTCCGATTCGTTGTAACGATATCCATAGTCTTGACAGAACTCCATGAACACTTCGAGATCATTAAATATCTCAGCCACACGTGGATTGGATTTGATTGATGGCTTGGCCATATAATTTCCTTTAGATTTTAATTGAAAGACTAGGGCGAGTGATTTCATATTTGACCAAGGCGCCATTCTCACCGTCTTCGGCAACCTCAATCCATACAGCACGGTCGGGATAACGTGCGGCAATTTCAGCGTACAAGTCATCAGCCATCATTTCACAACTCTTATAATCCAGTTGCAAGATGCCATCTTTGTACAAATTTTCTAACCAGCGTTTGAACTGGATAAACTCAATGTCACGATCATTGTGTAGCACATCAATCCACACTCTAAAATGGAATATGTGGCGATGAGGTGAGCCAAGGAAACTCACATCATACTCGTCTCCGGTCTTTAATGCAGGATCGGTGGCAGCCGCAGGATAGCAATGAATGCCTTCTTTGCGGAATGTGACCCAAATTTTACGTTCTGCTTGACTCATGATTCGTTCACGCTGTTCTGCCAGTGATTGGTCTCGTTGGTTCATAATGTTGAATCTCCCTTGTAATCATCCCATGAAGTAAATGTTCTACGGCTCATTAGTCCATGCAAACTGTGACACCAAACGCCGGGATTGGTAGCGTCAAAGTCTTTGTCGTCTATTTTTAACATTGTATTATAATTCCATAGTTTTGTATATGGTATACTTACTCGAATCTGTGGAATGAAGTTGTTGTAGTCACAGAGTGGGCCGTCGTTAAATTCTTCCACGTGAGTGATTGGAATATCTAGACTACACAGGTGACCGTCACGCAAGAACGGTTCGATCATGCTTTCCCAACGTTGCCATTCCAGTCTGTTGGCAGGATGAAAACTGTGATTGGCACCAAAGAAGATGTGCTCGATGTGCTTGGACTTGTCTTCGTAGGAGTTGTGTTTGGCTAGTAGTTTGACAATTTCAAGTACGGGTTGCCAACCCACAATAAACAAAGTGCGTCGGCCAAATGCCGGGGTGCGCTCAACTTCGGTGCCTACAAAGAAGTTGACATTTTCGTGGTCAGGTCTGTTCATTTTCTAATTGATCTAATGCTGATGTGTCTAATTGTACACTATCATCATTTGGTTGTACAGTCTCAGTTTCTTCGAATTCAAACAATGCATTGAATTGTGTACGAGCATTTTTGGTCTTTTTGCCTTTGAACCCTCGTGTGCCCACAATCTCCATCCAATATGTGTCATACTCTTCGATAATAGCGTCGGCAGTCTCGCGATCTGATGCCGCAAAGATTGCTTCCACAATGTCTTCAAACTTGGCATAGTCGCCACCACTACGACGCATCATGGCAGGATGTTCTCCTGCATCAAAACGCCGATTGGCTTCTTGTACTGCTGTCAAGTGCATCCAAACATTATGGCCCATGAGCAAAGCATATGAGAAACTATCCCAGGATGTCTTGCCTTCTTTACCAATCTTATTTAGATCGCCAGGTTTGTAGATGCAAATATCTTTCATCTTGAGCAGATCACTAATAGGTGAATCTTCCCAACGTGGATAGATACCATCTGCTACTACGCCTGTTCCCCACTTGCGTGTGTCTGTGGAATATTTTTTGTCATCGGCTGAAGGAGCCATGCGATACGACCATTTGCTATCGTGTTCAAAGACATTTTCAAAGTAGACCTGTCCGTTTGCTGTTGCAAGGAACGGACTGGCGCAGTCAAACGAGATTGTGAAGTTTGGATTGACATATTTTCTTACAGCCCTTTGGATTACAGTTAATAAAACAGCCCACTCCAGTTTGGAGGTTCCCAAGAAGTGCATCCAATCATGTCGGCCTTCTTGAAGTAAATTGTCATAGCGTAGTGCTACCAGTCTGCGAAGCACCAGGTGTACGTCACACATGTTCTGTCCACCCATCGACCAACCATTGAAGTGTGTGTCTGGATACTTGGCAGGATCGCAGTATTCCTTCATGGTTTCATACCATTGGTCTGCTGACGTATGGTTATCGCCTTGCAACACATTCAAGAACTTGGCACCGCCGTTGGCAACACCTTTGCGGTATTTCATGAAGTACTCGTTGTTGAACTTGGTAGCGTCTACTGCTTCTTGTAGTGTGGTGATCTGACAAGCCGCTGATGCCTTCTTGTCGTGAATAACCCATGTGGGAATATCCAAGATCATACCATAGTCTGCTACATTGTCTAACCAGTTTAAGATCAGACTTCGTTTCTTTTGAGCCTTGGCACAACCTGAGTTGGCTTTCCAATCGCCTTCCCAAAGACCCTTGGCAATCTGGAACCCTCCAGAGTCTCCCAGAATAAACGTTCCAGGCTCTCGGGACCGCACCATGTCCTCTGACCAGTCTTGTTTTGCAAGATCGAGGTTAGCATGGCCTCCTGAGTAGAGTGACCACTTGTACGGGAAAAGAGCTTTGGTGCTGTTGAGCCAATTAAGTTGCTCCATATCAGTAAGACTCTGAGGAAGTCGAGCCGGATCCACATATGGTTCATTCCTTTGCTTGCCTATGAATGTAGCATAAAACCCCGAGATAGCTGGGAGAAAAATTGCATAGTCCAACTGCTTGGCGGTTAAGTTGTCTTGAACAACAGGGTCAGTCATTATTTGCTTTGTGCTGGTAATAGATATTGATATACTGCTAGTCCAGAATCAACTGTGATTTCTGCGGCACCATCATCCGAGATGCGAACTTTCTTGTCACCAGTCAAGTCCATGATGCTCACAAACTGTTTGGCTGGCCAAGACCATGCACGTTTGAGTTGACCACTCACACCTGGGTGGAACACAAAGTTACCTGAGTGGGTTGAGTGATCACCAAAGAAAAACTTGAGATCACCGTTTTCAGTTTTGGCCTGGAAGTTGGCTTCTTCTGCGTTGGCACTCATTTGCCACTTCATTCGCTGAACGGCTGCATTGGTTGGTTCAAACTCAATGTGCCAGGTCACAGGGCGGATCTTGGCAGTCTTTAGTTTTTCGTTTACAATGCCCGAGGCCATGAAACGATAGTTGTTCTTAAAGTCGCCAATTTTGTTTTCAAATGTAATACCATCTGGTTCACCGTCTGCACGTTTGGTGATAGTGAGTTTGGCATCTTCCCGGTACTCTTGCAAGTTCAGCAAGGTCTTTAGTTTGCCCAAGTTAGGCATGCCAAATGTGCCCACAAAGTCTGCCACAGGGTTGTGGAAGTTGCCGCGAATGACCACACTCAAATCTTCTGCCAATCCCACAATTTCGGTCTTGCTGGTGTCTCCAACAATCTTAACCAGGTCAATACAACCAAGGTCGTAAGTGTGTTCTACCAAGTCTAATAAGTAATCTCTCATAAGTTTCTCCTAAGTTTAAAGTATACAGGTTTTATTCAGTTTTCACAAGTACTTTGGCTAAAGTCTGCCCGCCTCTAAGAGAAACAATATCTCCAGGCTTACGAAACTCTATCCAACTTACATCTCCCTTGCCATCATAAGCCGTGGCCAACTCAAATCCTACATCAATGGCATGCTGTTCAATAAGCCGCCGAGGAGTATACAGCATCCATGCATGCTCAGCACGAACTACTCCATGTGCTCGATCGCAGTTGTTATAGGTCATAAGCACAGTGCCGCCAGGTCGTAGTTTTTGATAAAATTCAGTAAGAAATTTGCAAATTATCGGCATGGGTTTGTGATTAAAATAATGATAGGCAAATATTGTACCAAACTGGTTGTTGGGCAGTTTGTCTAAAATGGGATCATCCGTCCAGTCATTAATCACATACTCCCGCAATCTCTGTTGATATTCTGGGGTGAACTTGCTTATTGCAGGGCGGATCAGCGCCAGATCGTGATCAACTACATACAGTGGATCCAACGGCACCATCTCTTCAATATAGGTTTCCACTCCAGGACGGATGATCATTCCAGGCAATCGCCAGTCGGTTAGATTTCTAAGACGTGATCGTAACATCAAATCATCATCATCGTTTATTCGCATTCGTCTATTTAGAATGGTGTCTGCGGTGTCATGAATCATTTCTTCTTGGTACACACGGAAACTATTGACCAAATATTCTTGTTCATGTTGTTCTATTTCTGATCTCAATTCTTTTTTTAGAGATTCGACTTGTGCAGAAAATTTTGCAATGTTGTTGGTCAATTCATTATGAGTTTTTATTATATTATCTCTGGCAGTTTGATATGGTTCAGCATGTTCAGTCACCGCGTATGCAATGTGGTTTACTGTGCCCGTGGCTGTAGCACATTCAGTTGCAACATCAAGTGAGTCAAGTAAATTTAATTTTGCAACAATATCGCTAAGTTTCATTCAAAATCAAATAAGTTAGTAAATGTATTTTCTGTGTTGGTTGCTGATGCTAGATCCCAGTCTAGCACACCTAACAAGTTATCAACCTTGCCATCCACCACAGTGGCTTCCATCTCTGAATCATCAAACGGCAACTCAGTGAACCAAGTGGGCAGTCTTTGCTCATCTGTAGGATACCCAATGCTGGTCCACCCAAGTGCATTTGACTTGAGTTTACACACAATAGTTTTCATACCATCAACAATGGCCATTGAGTAGTTGTCGCTGTTCATCTTTCGCATGTTGTTCCAGTTGATTGCGGCTCGCACATGTCCTGGCATGTTTGCTTTGCCCAATCGAGTTTCCTCTGCCGCATACTTGGTCAAGTTGTTCACACGCTTGGGTGAACCTTTCTCCCAACCCGGACGCTCCGTGAACTCGTATTTGAATTCACGGATACGTTCTACAATCTCATCCTTGCCAGCACCAGCAAGTAGTTTATTTAGAATTTCTAACAAGAAGTCCTGAATAACTTTAGGAGTGTCACTACGCTTTAAGTCAAGTCCTGTGGCTTTGGTTTTGCCAATCTTGCCTTCAACATCCAGGCGCTTGCCTTCAATGTCAATGGCGTTGACAGCATAACGCTTCTTGGTAATAAACAATCCGCGATCTGCCACAGTTTCACGACCGCACTTGATTAATTCACCCATGTCCCGTGGACAATGGAAAGCCTGTTCCATGAAGGCGGGAAAACTTTTGTTGACCTGCTCAGCAAGGCTGTCATACAGTTGAATACAAGTTTCTTTTGACCATGCCATCCGGCCTTCTTCAACTTCGGTCTTGAGGACCGGCCACGCGGAGAAATAACACGAGTCTGTGTCACCATATATAACTGCTTTTCCCACATGGTCGTATTCGCCTGTGATACACTCATTAAGATGAGCGTCCATGTGCCTGGCAATTGAACGACCAGTAAGTGTTGTTGACTGTCCAATACGTTTGTCAAAGAACCTACAACCCGGGTTAAGAATAGCCCCGTAGAGACTGTTGAGGTTAATCTTTTTAACCAGTTGTCGTTTGTCCCAGAAAGCAATTTCTTTGGCATCTTTTGCGTCCTTCTTCCGAGCTTGTAGTTCTTGCCGTTCACGATACCAACGCTCTAGCAAGCCGGGAATGATACCCTTCTTCTCAAATGTAAGAATAGTACCATTAGCAGTCAGGATCCAAGGTTGGTTGGAGTCAAAGATAATGTTCCAAATCTCGGCGGCTGAGTGTACTGACTCTTCACCCGACTCCCAGTCAATTGTGATCTCAGTGCCACGCTCTTGATTCATCACGGCTGTGTATTCTAAACTGGCAAAGATACCTTCCCAGGCAGCCGCAAAACTCTGTCCCTTGGCCATGTTGCTCTTGATCAATCGATCAGTCATGGTCTGGCGCAGTTGTCCTACCACAGTCTCTGGACCCATGTTCATGGCGCGAATTGCACTGGGATACAAACTGTTGATATCCACTGATCCGATCCACTCATGCACACCTTTCTTGGGATAGGCCACATAAGCACCTGCAGCCTGTGTGTCTTCGTCTGTGAGTCGTTGCTTGCGATTGGGCACAACCATGCCACGTTCATGAGCTTCGTTAATGATGGCTTGTTCAGTTACTGCCACAGCACCCATGGTGGTCTGTAATAGTACTGTGTTGGCATGTGCCAGTTCGTTGGCCAGATCCAAGAAGCGCAGTTTCTTGTCCAGTTTGCCGATCAGCAAAGTGTCTTGGCGGTTGTATTCAATAAATGTTTTGAAGTGTTGGTTATACAAACTATCCAAGGTGCCTTCAAACTGTGTCTTGCGTTCGCCCAGTTCGTATTCACAAATGGCATCAAGGCTATAACTGTGACGTTCTTCATATGTGTACTTGCGATACAATTGCATATAGTCCATATGCACACGACCAATCAAGTCATATGTTTCATTCTCTGCACCAAAGCGTTCAAACACTCGCTTCTTGGGCAGTTGCCCCCATAAACAAAATTTACGTGTGTCATCTTTGCTCAACACTCGCACACATCTGTTGACAGTATAGGGAATGTCATATCCTTCTGAGTTCCAGCCACTCAACACATCTGCATCATCAATCAAGTCCAAGAATGTTTTGATCATGTCTGCTTCGTCAGCAAACAGGATTGTGTTTTCAAAGTCTCGGACCAGTTCATGCGCAGTATCCCAACTCAAGTGTTTGGGTGGCACAGCCAGCGTGACCAGTTGGTCTAGCCAGTCGAGATAGACTGAAATCGCAGTAATGGGATTAAAAGGGTCCGATACAGGTGAGAAGCCGCGGTCTTTATCAAAAGCCACCTCAATGTCAAAAAACGCTGTGTGAAGTTCAGGCGCATCTTGGTCTTTGTAGTTTTCTTCAAGGCATCTAAAGATTGGGTTGATGTCACTTTCATAAATCGGCCGATGGCTGTGAACGCGGACCTCCTTGCGGAACTCTTTGTTATTGCGTGTTGAAAATCTTGATACGGGTGTGCCATAGATACTTTGGAATTTACCGCGGGGATCATCATAGTAAAAAATATAGTTAGCAGGATACTCTCTATATACTCGTTCGCCGTTGCGGCGTTCTACAGTGTGAATACGATCGTGCTCACGATCAAATAGTGCGTCAATATAACTCATCTGTCTCCATTTGTGGCTGGTTGGCCATGATTCATGTTCTTAGAGTGAACGACTCTTGAATACTTATGATGCCTCAACCACCCCATGCCATGGCATCTTGGTACTGTAACACTTGGTCCATGGCCTGTCTGGCCTCACGATATTTAGGATGACTGCTGTCAAGCACATCAATTTCATGAAAATTGTCCATGGTATGCCAATCTCCAATTCTACCATATTCTACAATATCTACATCAAATTGTTTAGAAAAATGGTAAAATTCATCAAGTTGATCAATATTGTCCCGTTGTACTACTATGCGAGTATGGAATTTCATACCAGTTTCGTGTTTTTTGTTTTTGAACCAACTTAATGCGGCCACAATGTCTTTCCATGCACCACCACGACGAAGTTTTTTATATGTTTCGGGTCTTGCGGCGTCGACTGTGACTGTGGTTTTGTTAACTTTGTTTTGCATATTGTTCAGCTTGTGCCAAAACTTCGGAGCCAACAAGCCATTTGTTTGCAATGTCAGTGTCAGGTTTGGAAAGTCGTTGGCATTGATGTTGGAAATAAATCTCAGCAACATGGGACTAGCAAACACTTCACCGCTGGTACTGACTGTGAGATTGATTTTATCATTAGTGGGTTTTGAAAACAAATGTTTTCTCATAATATCGCCCAGTTGTTCTTGTTTTTCTTTGAACTCATCGTTGGATTTGATCACACTGGTACGACAGCTGGGGCAACTTAAATTACAAGTTATATCTCCGGCCAATACTATTTCATAAGGTGTTATGAATCTATTTGAATCTTCAATCTGCCAATGTACCTTGGGAGGCAAGTTATCTCGATCATTAAGTTGATTGTGTCTGATGATTCCGCATTGTTTTTCGTTGCAATAATCATAGGATCCGTCGATTATAGACTGCCTAATAGTCTGGGCCATAATGCTTGACAAAATCTCTGTGATAGTTGAAATAAATATATTGCCAATCACAGCGGGCATCCATGAATCACATCCACACAGTCTGACGTTTCCGTGTATGTCAATTGCTATTTGTATAAACGGAGCCAGACAATATTTGCCAAAAAGTTTTTTTTTGGCAAATTTGTTTTGGATGAGTATTGGAATCAAAGTGTTTTTTCACAGTCTCTAGAATGGTTAATAAGGTTTCGTGATCTTGTTTTTTACGACCAAACGTGGCCTTGTGTGCTAATTATATGGTTTTTTCAAAATAGTATGCTTGACTTCAAGTTCTTCGGCCACAACTCTTGTGTTATACTTATCATAGCAGGACTTTCAAATTTATTCAACTTGCTCTATATTTCGTGTAATGTCTTGGAAAAACCTATGGCGTGTATTATACCAATTATGATATTGCAGTACATTGATGTTTATAGCTTCACCTTTGTTAGCGACTATTGAATCAATCAAATATTTGTTAGTCTTTTGAGCTTGAATAAGAATATTTTGAATTTCACTATATTGTTTAGCATTCAGTTTTTTAGGAGCCACTATGAAGGAAACAATGTCAAGATTGCCAGTGAATGGAAAACCTAAATCTGCTAAATTTTTTACTCCCGGTACTTGAGTTTTACCGGTGATGCCATAAATTTGCAGGCGTGGATTATTGAGAGACAATGGTAAGTTTTCCCAGGCTAAATCCAAGTCTCCTGTAATAACTTGTTGCACAGATTCTGGAGGATCCTTAAAAGGAATTATGATCATGTCTACCGCACGTAGACGGATTTGTTCAGCCATGACATGAGTACCGGTTCCCATACCCACTGTACCTATACTAGATCTGGGTTTGTGTAACAGCGACTCCAATGACACCCCAGGTTTGCCAACCAAGCTCATTGGTGTGCTTGCTTGTGGTAATACCAGTTGAAAGTCTTCTATTTTATAGTTGGTGGCGCTAGTTACTAATAGGGGACGAATAAAAAAAGCATCTGTGGTAGACAAAAGGGCCAGTTGTCCATTGTTAACCATGTTTGCGGCGTGTGTTGCGCCAATTGCTCCGCCAGCACCGGGTTTTACTTCTAGAAAAAAATTGTATTGATTTTGATCTTGATTGGCTTTGTTAACAATGGCACGAGTGTAATTTAATAAAGTGCTACCAACACCAAAAGGCCATATAATTGTAACTGGAGTCTTTGCCCAGACAGGTGGCCAAGACAATATCAAAACTAAAACAACAAGTATTTTATACATTTTGTTTGAGCATCCGACGATCGATTTTGTTATTTTCATTTTTAGGTAATTCCCTTACAATTTGTATTTTACGTGGAAAATAGTCAAAAGTGCAATTTTCTTCCATCCAATTTGTGATTTCAGTCAAAGATATTTTTAGATTTTTTTTAGCAACCAAATAAGCAGTCACTTTAGTTTTTCCTAGCTTGTCAGTAACTCCTACCACCGCCGCTTCACTGACAGAAGGATTAGATAAAAAAATTATTTCAAGAGCTGTCAAATCAACATATTGGCTATTGAACTTTACTGCATCGTTATATCTGCTGACAAAAGTCAAAACTCCATTGATATCTTGCCTGACCAAATCGCCTAATTGAATCCATTCTTGGTCTAAGACTTTTTGTGTATTTTCTATGTCATTCCAGTAACCAGTGGCATGACATTGTGTTTTGATTTGTAAAAAACCAATCTCATTTGTTGAGACTGGTTGGCCATTTGAATCAACTATCCTGGCCTCCCAACCCGGAAAAGTATGTCCAATTGCGTTGTCATATTTAGTATTAAGTGTTATAAGATGTAACAATTCAGATGCACCAAACCCATTGTGTATACCGCGGCCAAAATTTATCTGAAAATGATTGTTAAGTATATCTGGCAGTATATCTCCTGAGCTGATGCAACGGGTATGTAGAAAGGTATCAGGAGAACAATCTATGATTAAATTATAGATTGTTGGAACACTTAAAAATAAAGTGGGTCGATAATGCTTGATATTTGTTTCAATCCTAGAGGGCGTGAATGGTCTATTGTCTATTAGACTGGTTGCACCAACCCAGAGAGAATTTAAAATAGTTTGACAAACACCATACAAAAAAAAGAATCTGGCTGTGCAATAAATTGTGTCTAGTTTTGTGAGTGCAAGACCTTGAACATTGTTTTTTACTGCCTCTAACATTGGACCATGTGAAATCATAACAGCCTTGGGATTTCCTCCGCTGCCAGATGTCCATGTTAAAAAAGCCACATCTTCGTAACAGGCAAATACCGGCTCTATATCATTGGATTCATCCAAGTAGTTCAAATCTATTTTATCAAACACAAATCTAGGTTTGATTTGTTCTAATTTATATTCCAAATTGGCCCGATGTGATTGAGTATTTATTATACACGGTATTCCACCTGCCCAAATAGTGCCTAAAAAGGCTATAGTTGTTTCAATACTGTCAGGAAATATCAATAGCACTCGATCTCCTGGAATCAATTTTTTTTTGTTTTTAATCCAATTGGCAAATTGTTTAGTTTTGTTGTAAAGATTTTGGTAAGAGATACTACAAGAATTATCAATTTGTGCAATTTTGGCCTCGCCTGCATAAGGTGATAATAACAAGTAAGACAAATTGTAGTTCATGTTGGAATATGTAATCACAGTATTCTTTTAGTCAGACTGGTTTCGTGACTTATTCTTCTATTAGAGAAATAAGTGCCTGCTTGCAGTATAGGTGTGGTTATCATGGAGCCGCTGATTAGATTCGTGAATTCAGGGATCTTGGCAATCTTGTCCGAATCAAGATCGGAAAAGACACTTACTCGTATACCTAGACAACAGCCTTGTTCTAAATGACATCTGGCCAAAAAAGCAAAAGAGCTAACATGACAGAAATCGTCTATAATACAGTCATGCGACAAAAGACTGTGTGTTGCAATCACGCAATGATTACCAATACGGCTACGATCGCCAGACATACCTTGATTATACCCATTGACAAAAGTACCGTGTCCGATCTTGTTATGCAGATGATTGACCTTATGTATCACAGAAAAAAAACTACAGCCACGATCTTCTAAAAAATTCACTACTTGTTTTTTCAGAACTATATCGCTGGTAAGACAGATGTATTGATATCGATCAAAATGATCAAATTCTTTGACCTCTTCAAATCGTGCCAATTTACTGGGCCTTGAACAAGATAGGTCAGCGTGTATAGAACTGCTTAGAGACCCAGTTGACACGAAACACAAAGGTTTCCCATTGTCATGAAGAAGATCAAACGTTTGACTCACAGAGTCTTGCCCACAGTTTCCAAAATAGTTTCCAGTGTTTCGTGATCTTGTTTTTCTTGGCCAAACGTGGCCTTGTGTGCCAGTTTGATGGCCTTTTTCAGGATAGAAGGCTTGACTTCCAGTTCTTCTGCCACGGCTTTAATGGTGTCATTGAGTCCACCTTGTAGCGTGTCAATTTCATGCATTACCTGGCAACCCTCGTTTACTATAGCTGTCAATTTAATTTTCTGATCACCGTTGAATGTTTTGGTCATAATTTTTCCTTTAATATAAATAAAAGTGCCGGTCGCGATGCTACCAACATCCACCAGCTCTAATGCTACAAGGAGCAATCAGCATGATATTTATTGATAACAAATATACGCATTGGTATTATAATATTATTAATGCCGCTGTGTCAAGAACAACGGTAACAGATTATGCCGAAAAGCATCATATTATACCAAGATCTTTAGGTGGCAATAATTCTGCATCTAATTTAGTAAATCTCACCGCAAAAGAACATTTTGTGTGCCACTGCTTGCTTACTAAAATGGTGTGGGAGGACACAGCTAAAATTAAAATGCACAATGCGGCATTTCAGATGACCATTAAAAGTTCTAACCAGGAAAGATACAAAATTACTGCAAGTATATATGAAATCCTTAAGAGGAATAAGTCTGCGGCAATGATGGGCAATACATACGGATGTAGGCCGATGTCCGAAGAAACCAAAAGAAAGATCTCCAACGCCAAAAAAGGTGTATCGGTTGGTAAAGGTAAGAAAATGTCTGACGAGGCAAAGAAAAAACTCTCTGCGTCAATCAAAGGACGAACCCCTTGGAATGTTGGACTGACTTACAAACATAAAAATCCACGGGGAAAGAAATAAGTGCTCACTTTCGATCAGGAGTAGCGACTTCCTGATCCGGGGCAGAAGCCGCCCACTCGGTCCTAAGGCTGAGTTAGTGGGCCACTCGCTGGCTGTGTTCTCTACGACGTTGAGCACCGACTCGTGTCACATGCTCAAGTATCTGGTTACGCACGGCAAATGCTGATTCATTCACAGCACCATACTTGACAAAGGTTTCGTCAACAAACTGTTTGATGCGTTGTACATCTTCTTTGGTCTCAACCATTTGTAACATTTCTGCTACTGGTTTTTTTAGTGCATTAAACACCCGAGACTCGGTTGTTGCTAATTTTTTCTTGGCATTGGGATTTGGTCCGCCAGTATTAATTGTTGCCTTGCCCGGTGCTTGCAAATTTTGTGCAATTTGTGCATAAGGTGAACCAGGCTTGGCCTTACCCATCAAATTAGCGGTAAGTTTTTTAGCATCTAATGCATCTTGCTCAGCATCAAATGCCGCCTGTTCCGCTCTGTCACGCGGAACTCTAATTGCACCAAATGGTGTGATCTTACCAGTCATTTCATCATAATTATGTTTAGGATTAATGCCAGTTGCGGTCATTGTGGTCTTGCCGTAACCTGAAGGTCCTGCAAAGTTTGGAGTCTTGGCAGGAGGGATCGCCGCCTTCTTGGCATACTTTTCCATACCTGGCAGGCTCATTACATTGCCAGCGTTGAATCCTGGACCGCTAACAGCAGGTGTGACTGCGGCAGTGGCGGTTGTAGCAGGATCCACTGGTGCCGCGGCAGGCTCAGGATAAAATTTATCTCGTAATTCTTGTTGTGTCCAAGGCTTTTTAGTGGCAGGATTGATGCCAGCATAGGCTTGTGTAGAGGCACCGCCTGTTTTTGGCGCTGCTGTTTGTGCGGCAGGCTGTGCTGTGGGTTGTGTGGTAGGTGCTGTGTAAGGAATATTCATGTTGCTGAACACACTAGTTACAACTTGCTGTGGTACTTTTTGCGTAATCAACCATGCTGCCAACTGATCTGAATCTGTTGGTTTACCATCTTGTTGCCAATTCATCTTGAGTTTTTCTTTTGTGACGCCTGTTGTAAACTGACGACCAAAATTACTTAGACCGCCGCCTACCCGGCTGGTAAATCTATCTAGAGCATTGAGACCACGGCCAACCATGCCAGGATTTGGATCTGGGGACACTGGTGCGCCAGGCATGTCTGGACGAAGAAGACCTGGTATCTGTTCACGCCCGGGTTGTGTGTATTCCACAATGGCCCGGCGATAACGATCAACGTTTTCAAATACTGTGAGTGCACCAATTGTAGTCAAATTTACGCTCTGGCTCCGGCGACCAACACTTTCGTTCAATGCCCAGTTAAGCACTGTGGACTTTTGATCAATCAGTCGGCTGGCAGGAATAATTTTGAACTTGACATTTTCAAATGTCTTTGGTGTCAAACCGGGATACATAGGTGCCAAGCCTGGCTTGATAGCCTGCATTTCACCATTGGGCAATAGTGTGGCATTGGGAAAACGCTTCATGAAGTCTGCTTTCCATGAGTTGTATGCGGCTGTTTGCTTGGCAAGTTCTTCGGGCGGCAATGCTGGATTGGGAGGAATAAAACTGCCTCGGTCATTGACAGGCATGCCATACTCTAATTTTTGTCCTAGACTGTCTACGCTTTCAGGACCAGGCTTGGCGTAATCAATTGGCGCTGTTCCGGCTTGTTGTGCCATTTTGTCCAATTGATCTGCAGTCATTCCTGTAGTTTTTATAATTTCTGCTTTTTCGGCTGGGCTAGCGGCAGCATAGTCGGCTGCGACTTGGGTATCAACAGCGGCATTTTGTGCGGCAGCGTCAGTTGGTAGATCAAATTGACGGCCACCTGCGGCTGCCTGACCTTTGGCGGCCATGCCTTGTGAAATAGCACTGTCAGGCACATTGCCTTTGGCAATGTCGGCCATGGTATCAGCACTGGTGCCCACGCCACCTGCATACACATCTGTACCTGGTGTTCCGGGTGGCAATGTAATTTCTTGTCCGGGGAATATCACGTCAGGGTTGAGATTTTGTCCACCTGTGGCACCCGAAGCGGCAGCCAATTGTGGATTCAATCCTTTTAGTTCTGCTACTGAGGTATTGAACCGATCAGCAATCGTACTTAAATTATCATTGGGTTGCACAGTATATGTGGCAAGATCTGGAGTTGGGTCAACCAATCCAGCAAACGAGTCTGTTTCACCTGTGCCGGGCTGTGTGCCACCACCAAACAATTTTCCGGCTGCCCAGGCTGTGGCGGCTGCTCCACCAGCTTTGAGTGCAATGTCTGACAGTTTCTCACCTTTGATGGATGAATCTAGACCGTACACAAGAGCTGCCACAGCAGGCAATCCAGCGCCACCTGTAGCCAGGCCAGCAATGGCCACCAAGGCAGCCTTGGACAGACCAGCGGTCTTGGGATATTGTTTGGCCAGGTTGCGATATTTCTTAATGGCCTGCATCACTGCGCCTTTTTGGCCACCAGTTAGATTGGCTAGAGCATCTGTGGCTTGATCATAGGCCACATCCACTGCGGCCACAGGCACTGACTTTTGTAAGTCGCCCCATACAGTTTTTAGAGCATCAGCTACGCCACCGGCGAAGTCCATGGTGGTATCTTTGCCACGACCCAAGAAAGTACGGTTAGTACCTGTGCCTTTGTCAGTCATGCCTGTTTCAGCGTTGGAGAAAATTTGTAGGATTTCTGGTTCAGTTAGTTTTTGTTCAGCAATGTATTGACCCACACGCTTGAAGTCACGATAGATGGGATCTTCCATGAGCATGGCTTCGTTTAGACCACGCTCATTACGCCACTTACGAACGCTTTTGCCTTTGTCCCGTGCGCTGCCTAATTTGGGTCTTAGATCACCTGCTTTTTCCGCCACACCTTTCTTGGCATGATATTCATCTTGTGCCTTCTTGACACGTGCCTGGTCAGCACGTAGTCTACGTTGATCTGGATCCATGAAGTCAGGATCATCTGGATGACGTCTTGGGCTAGTATCGCCCTGCGGTCTTGGCCGGCGTGGTGCGTCACCCGGGCGGTCATAGTCCTTGCCTGGCAAGTCGTATGGGCCACCTTCTTGGAGAGGCTTGGGTGTGAATAGTTGGTCGATGATCATGTTACTTCTCTTCTATGTAATCTTGAGACAAGTCCTGTCGCTGTCTGCGCTTTTGAAACAGCTTCACTGCCATGTCAGCATGGTCAATGCGGGGGAATCTTGTGGGCAAACTACGATTGCCATGACGTACTTCGTAACCTGATTCATCGTCACCATAGGCTTCCAGGCATGTGCCATCTTCTAGTGTGTATGTTCGTGCTGGAGCACCATATTCAGACATGGGTTCAGCAGGTGCTGCCACTGCGGCCGCTATGTGATCTTCAACGCCGTGTGCCACTTCTGTGTCAGCAGGGTCACCAATGGGTTGCACGTCTGAATCCCAGGTTGCGTTTTCTATCATACCTAGTAGTCCTAACCCTATGCCAGTTCCTAATGCAGTGCCAGGATTGTTTTTAATATCTTGTTCTAAATCACCAGTCATGTCTGGTTCATAATCGTCTTCATCTACTTCACCATCATCGCCAATTTTCAAATCATGTTTGGCCTTGCGTACCAAGTGGCTGTCGAGTTTGTTTTCTTTTTCTAATTTTTCAAGGTAATCACGGAACTGTCCCTTCACACGACTGACCATGTCTTCTTCAACTTCTTGCATGGCTTCTGCCAATGAATTCTCGCCCACCATGTAACCATCAAGTGGGTGTGCCTGATAGGGCTTCTTTGTGAGGGTTGGAGAGATGTTGCGTGGTTTCAACAAGGCCGGCAACTGAGGCACACCTTGTTGTTGTTTGTTTAGTCCGTGCTTGACATTAACCGGGGTTATCTTGCCCTCAATCAAGGCCAAGCGCTCGATTATGTGATAGACGGGATCACTCATGCTCTAGCCTCTTTCAAATAACTACGCAATTGCCAATGATATTTTCCATGTTGTGAAAGACGTTGACTAACAAAATCAGCAATGCCCTGTTGATTTTCCTGTTCTGCTTCGGCAAAACATTGATTCAACAGATCAATCATTTGTTGATTGTTGGCCAACAGTTCTTCAATCATGAGTCGAGCACGTGGTATTTTGGTCTGGCCTGAAATTTGTGTAAGCTCGTTAAAACGTTCAAAACTTCCAGGTGCATACTC